TCTTCAATTGCGTAGATGTCTTCGTACTCGCGCTCATAAGAGTCGTAGCTCAGGCCGAACAAAGAGTTCAAACCGGGCTCAAGTTCTTTCGCGAGTTGTGCTCTACTTATCGCCATTTTTTAAGCCCTCCTTAAGCTAGGCCAGCGCCTTTCACGCCCATGATGTGGTTTTGGATAACCACAAGCACGTTCGTGTTAGCACTCGCTACGTCGTCGTTGTCCGGGTCTTGAGAGATGTCAATCGCCTTGAGCGGCAGCGTAGTCGTTGTCGCACCAGTCGAGACATCCAGCTCCATGTTAGAGCTACCGGAGGAAGTGTCGCCCGTTGTTGATTGATCGACAATGTCAAAATTGCCAAACAAATCTGCAACAGGAAACGTTTCGTCGGCCTGAATGCTGAAAACGACATTTGGATCATCAATTACAAACGCGATGATGTCGTCGGCAACGATCGAGCCGGGGTAGTAGTTTTTATAAACCGGCTTCCCAGTCGTGGGATCGGTGTACTGACAGCCATTGAACACGCCTACGACGGGAGCAGTTGACGTAGCCACAGCGCGTCCGACGACGCCGGCTGTCAATTGCTTGAGCAGATCACCCTGAAAGATCGCGCCGGATGTGTTCGATGCGATGCGATAGCGGCTCTGCCCCCCGGAGTAAGGCGCCCCGCCCATCATGCGGGAGGGTCGCAGGCCAAACGCGGCGTCTTTATTCGCCATGATTGACTTCTCCTAGAAGTTAATTTTTGCCAAACGAAACGCGACTGTCTCTGCTGGGTTCGTACCGGACATAACGGCTGTCGCCTCGGGATTCGTTAAACATCGTGTTGTCTAACGCCTCCTTCGCGTCCTGAGCTTTACCGGCGTAATAGTCGGTTCTTTGCTCAACCATCGTTGTCGGAATTTTAGCCAACAGCAGACCTTCGCAATAAACGACGCCTTCATTCCTGCCGCTGTCCATCGTAGGGAGCTGCCATTCCGGCGGCAAGTCGGCGCCACGCACCAACTCGAAACCTTCTCGGAGACGACGCGAAACATTCGCGCGATCTTCAGTTCCCATCATGGATTCCCGAATCCACCGATAGGTAAATCCCGGAGGCGCAGGCGGGGCTTCCAAGTCCCGCTGAGGACGCCAAGTCTTTTCGCGAGCATCTTTATCGTGCGCGTCGCTTTCACGGGTGGATCGGGTTGCCATATTTTCTATGCCTCTCGTTGAGCAATTTTCTGCTTTTCCAGTGCCACACGCTTGAGCCAAACTTCCTCGCTCATGTTGTGTGGTTTGAGTCGCTGGAGACGCTCCAATTCGCTCTGCGAAAATTTAACACCACCGTCCCTGCTGCCTCGTGTTTGTGCCCGCCCTCTAGGGAGGGAGGAAGCGACTCTTTGCACGGCGGGTCGCTGTCCATTTTTAGGCTGTTTGTCGGCAGACGATCTGCCAACAATTTCAGGATAAGCTTTTTTCAAGCGCGAATCCAGAGCGCCATAATAGTCCTCGGAGTCCAGATCATAGCCCTCGCTGACCAAGCTGTCGTGGATGTGCCGCGCGTAAATGGTCGCTTCCCAGTTGTCTTTGTCGTCACGATCGCCAAACCATTGATTTCGAGAGTGCCAGTCCAAGGCCTCTTCTGTTGGTTCTGGTCGAGCCTGTTCCTGTGCCTGCTGGTCATCCTGTTGGTAGGCTTGGTAATTCTCTGACGCATCTTGCTGCAAAGGCTGCGCTTGCTGCTGGACCTGTTGAGCGTATTGCGCCTTGGCGGTCTTTAACCTCTCTTTTTTGATTGCAATGTCAGTTTTGAGCGAATCGGCCTTGCTCATCAAGCCAGCATCGTTAGACGATACAGCGCGCTGATAGATGTCATTGACTTGAGACTCTTGCGCTGCAAGCTTCTGCTCTTCGCTGTCCAACACGGTTTGTTGCTGGGTCGCCGCATACTGGCGGTATTGCTGAAGCTCGGTTTCTTTTTGGTAAGCCAGTTGCTCAAGTTGCTGCGCGCGCGCCTCAGCCTCTCTGTTCTTCCGGTTTAGCTTATTGATCCGCTTGCTGACACTTTTAGTGTACCGGTCAAGCTCATCTCCATCTGAAGATTGGGCGCCCTCGGCCGGATCATCAACAATCTCAATGTTGATCTCTTCCTCTTCGGGTTGAGATTCTGCTGAAGCGTTGTTTTCAATCATCATAGGTAGCTCAGGATGTCGTCAGGGTTAAGGATGGTGCCGATGACCTCGTCGTCGTTAATGATTCTGACTTCGCCGCCGTCTTCCAGCTTAAATCTGGCACCAGCGTAGCGACCGATGAGAACCCACTGTTTCTCTTGACACCACGCCTCGCCAAACTTTTCTTTGTCGCCGTAGCAGAGCGGTCCCATCTTGACCACGTAAGCCACTACAGTTGCAAGAGCTTCGCGGTCAACGGTCTCTTTTGTCAGCGCAATGCCGCCTTTGCTAAGACCTTTCCCGGCATATGGCAAGACCAGCATCCGCCAACCGGACGGGTCCGGCATTCTCTCAATCGCTGATTTTTCGAGCAGCGTCGGGTCTAGCACCCGTTCATCTGGAGCAACGTAAGCGCCTTCGGCGCCAGCCTGAGTCATGCGTCTGAATCCTTGAAATGCTGCGATATTTCGCTTTCGATCAAGTTTAGCGCAACCAGCTCGCCCTGCAAACTTTTGTAGTGCTCTATATCTTTTAGCAGTCCGTCCATGAGAGTGCCGCGAATTAATTCCCGGCGATCGTCAATGACTCTTTTGATCTTCCCCGCCAGATCAATGTCGTCCATCAAGCGCGCTCGTAAAAGTCGAGGCCTTTAGTCGCGGCACCGGTGCCTTTGGTGCGAACTTTTTTCATTTTCACTTTTAGCTGGCCGACCGAGCCGCCATTCTTCATGCCCTTAGCTGTTTTCATGGCAATAGCAACGGCCTGTTTTTGCGGCTTCCCTTCTTTTTTAAGAGTCTTAATGTTCTTGCTGATCGCTTTCTGGCTTTTTCCTTTCTTGAGCGGCATTACTTTCTCCTAAAGGGTGATTTTTTTGACGCCGGCTTTTTTGCTTGCGATTTGGCTTTTGGCGCAGCTTTAGCCTTGGGCTCAGCTTTGGCCTTGGGCTCAGCTTTGGCCTTGGGCGCAGGAGTTGCCGGGGCGTCTCCAGACTCAATCCTTTTAAGCTTTTCCGCAATCCTTGCGTCAGAAGCGGCTTTTTGAGCAACGGCTTTTTCCATCGCCATCTGCATTGCAGAAGCCTCAGCTTGTCGTTCAAGCTGTTTTATTTTCTTCAGCTCTTTTTGCCGTTCTAAAATATAGCTGGTTGTCACATTAACCTCCGAATTTTTGATTCAGCTCAAGCAGTTTCAGGTCAGCCTGTTGCTTTAGCCGGTCAAACGCCAAGTCCATCTTATCGTCACTAATTTCTTTAGACATGGCGATACGTTGTTTTTGAATTTCGTTTTCAAGCAGCTTTTCTTCTGCCCGGGCAGCTTCTTTGGCCTCAAAGTTTTCCTGATCAACTTTTAGCTCTTGCGCGCGTAAATCAAGTTCTCGCTGCCTAATTTGAACCAGAGGGTCTTCCTCGTCGCCTTGACCAATAGACAGTAAAAAGTCCTGAACCAATTGCGCCAGAATGGGCGCGGAAAACTGTTCCTGCTGAGTCATGATCTGAGACAGCATCATCTGGGCCTGCTGCGGCGGCATCTGTCCAGCATTCGCCGCCTGCTCAATCTGTTGTTGTTGCTGAACAAGCTCAGGCGGCAACTGGTTTTGAGCCATTTGAGCAGCCATAAATTGCAGGTGCTGCATGCAATGACTAATAATGCTGGCCTGAACGGCAGGGTTTTCTTTAACGACCGTCGTCAGGAAAAGATTGCGGTGAGCGTCAACGTGAGCCTGATGATTCTGAGGCGCAAAAGCCTGAGCGGGGGCACCCATCATCAAGCCGCTGTTCTCCAGCCCGGCATCTACAGGCATCGGTGGTTGGGGCTGGGGAGGCGGCTGCAAAAGACTTTCCACATTATCCACGCCCAGCGCCGCATACATCCTCCTGTACGCTTCGTACATGCCCATTGGGCCGTGAATTTCGGGGTTTGACTGCACCATCTGGAGCAGTTCCTGCGCCATCGTTATGCGTTGCGACTGGCTAAATATGTTGGGGTCACTCACCGGAATGATGTCTACGCGACCATCAAAGTCCTGACCTTTTACCTCTTGCGGACCCGTTCCGGTCTGATAGGGATAGACCGGGGGCAGATAATCGGCAAAAACCGTCGCCAGCAACTGAAACTCAATGCGCTGGCTGTAGTACAAACGCTTGTGAATCGCTGACATTACTTTGGTGCCGCGCTCAAGCAACGCTACCGTAGTGCCCACCGGCATGGCCTGATTCATGTCGCCGACATTCATGTCTGCAATCGAAGCAAACCGCTTGCCCGATTCGACCAGAAGCCCCAGCAGAGACATCAGGACATTGCTAGGCTCTTTAATCGGAAGCGGGATCAGGTTTTCCCGCAGCGAAGCTCCGGTCGTATCGATGTCGCGAAACTCACCGGGCTGAAGCGGATCATCTTCATCCCTAATCCGCATGCCGCGAGCTTTGAATCCGGCAGGCAGGTTTGCCAGCGTTCCTGCATCAATTAGCTGACGAAGAATGCTAGTGCTGGCTTTGGCCAAGCCGCCAATCATGTGGCTTAGCCCCAGTCCATAAAACCCCAGCCCCGGCAGAAACTTGTACTGCACAAAATAGTTTATCTTTTGCCGCAGCGGGTCTTGTTCTTTGTAATTTCTCCGCACAGACAAAACTTTCTGAGACTGATCATCGATCGTGACAATGTACGGGAGCTTCAGCCCGGAAGGCTCTCCATCTGGGCCAATGTCCTCAAACCCGGGTAGGTCCAAGATCGTGTGAACCTCATACACGGTCCTGTCCCGGTCCTCAGAGTACCCCGGTGACTGACCTTCAATTTTGTCAATCTCCTCGTCAATTTCGTCCCTGCTGAAATTAACGCCTCCGCCGGCCAGTTCAATGTCGGCGTAAAATCCTGCGAGTTGCTGCTTGCGAATCTCGTTTTTCGACATCCGCAGCACATGCGTAACTCGCTCCGCACTAAATAAATCAGTCGCCTCGTAGGGGACCACGAGGTCTTGGGGCTCGATAAACTTGCTCATCGCACGGCCTACGGCCGTGTCGAAATAAACTTTTTTGAACGCTGAGCCGGCAAGCGGCAAATAAAACAAGAGCATGTCCAGTTCTGGATCGTACTCCTGCATCACGTTCAGGATGTAAAAGTTCATGAATTCCTGAACGCGGTCTGCCTGACTCTCGACCTCCGGGCTTCTGGCGCCCACTATTTCAGTCTTAACCGGGCCTTTTGCGGGAAGCAGTTCCTTGTACGCTTGCGCCTGAAACTGCGTGACCGCCTCCGCAAGAATCGGGTGAATGACGCCAGAAGAACCCTGAAACGGATTACTTCGCGTCTCATCAAAATGCATCCCAAGATATTTCAGCCCGTCAACATAAGTCTCTTCCCACTCAGATCGAGACTCTTTGTCAGCATGGATTGACGCCAACACGTCATTTGCCATCCTCGACAGCTCTATCGGATCAAGCTCTTCAACCAGATTGGCGTCAAATGCCGTCTGGACTTGCTCCGGGGGCGCGTCAATTTCGT